GCAACATTCCATTCCTTGAATCTCTTCTTGACTAATTGATCTGAGTTATAACTTATTAGTAATTTAGCACGAAAGTTTTCACAATACTCTGCAAAGTCATCATGATCAAACTTTTTGTGCATTTCACCATTTTTACCATAGAGATTATCCTTAATATCATATGGTGGATCAAGATATAAAAATGGTTTACGGTTAGCAGTCCAATATACCTCAATCATTAATTTACAATAATTGTAATTAACAATTCTCCAATCACTTATTATTTCTTGATAAGCAGGTAATTTAGCAATTCCACGAAGTGTAAAATTAGAATTTGATGCCTGTTTTGAGAATGATGATGATTCAGTAAGTCCACTAAAACCACACTTATTCACAATATAAAATGCAATTGCACGGTCAAGTCTACTCTTGTCCTCATCATTAATAATCTTCTTGGATTCTAAGAATAATTCTTTTGCAAGATCTGGTGTTGAATGTGATGATTTTAGTTCTTTAAGTTCACCTGCCATCTGCTCACCTCTCTTCTGCAAACAAACCCAGAAGTTATATAAAGGTTCATACAAATCGCTTACATTAATTTTGAGATGTGGATATTTCTTAGTGATGTGTATTGCAACACTACCGCCACCTAAAAATGGTTCGTAGTAAGAATCATAATTTCGTAAGTCTGGAATATAAGGATCCATCTTCTTACATGCACGAGACTTACCGCCTGGATATCGTAATGGTGTTTTAAGTGATTTAATAGATGAACCCATTACCATAATTACCTCTTAGTTCTTCGAGTTCCATTTTAATTGTGATAATCTCTGTTAGGTCTCTGACATCTTGTGCCATTCCACGATAACCTGCACCAACATAAATTTGACCTGCCATCACTGCGATGGTGCAAGCACCCCAAAAAATGTAATACTTGTTTGATTTGAATTGATTTAAAATTTGAGTTTTAATTGTAGTAATTTTTTTCATAATAATTTAGAAAGAGAATTAGGTAAACATGCAGTTTCGATTGCATTAGATATATCTAATTTAACTGTAACTATAGCATCATTTAATTGAGATACACTATCAACATAATCCCAATTATACATTGCAATCATTTTTCGGTCAACATCCATAACAATTAGATAATCAAAGGTTTTTTCAGGAAAACCTAAACATGTTTTACGAAAATTTTTTAAAGTTATCGCTGGAGTTATATTATCTTTAAATGCATCTTTACACTGTTTAAATTCATAGTATAATGATTCATTATCTTTTAAATCCCTTCCTTTTTGATTATGTAGTTTTTCTAACTGCCTACCACTATGTTTAGGTATCTCCTTTTCAATCATCCAAGATCTCCAACCATAACACTCTGGTGGCATTTTTTCTTCTACAAATGTTGTAAAGATTTTATCTACTTCTATAAAAAGTGTTTCTAAATTAAATTTGGACAGACTAATCATTTAAATTCACACTCCACCATAATTTCAGTTAAACATGCTAATAGATTAATTTCTTGATCTGCTACAAAAGCAATCTGATATTGATACTTTGCAATAATCAAGACAGCAGCAGGTATTGTACTTGGAACAAGCACTTCGTATAATGAGTCATATATTCGTCTCATTAATACACCTGAGTCATTATCAAGATTATCCACACACCATTTCCGAACCTCAGAGAAGTTCTTCGTTTTGAGATTCTTCATTAAGTCATTCACAGAAACATCTGAGAATGCTGCCAGTATACCGCTATCTATTTTACCACTGACTGAGTATCTCTGACACTCATTCAACACTCTCCTCCAATCAGGAAAATG